CTCGATACGCGCTCAGATCGCTGCCGAACATGGCTGACCTCGATCCAAAAGCCGCGCGCGTGAAACTCGGCCTCACCCAAACGCAAATGGGTCAGCTCCTCGGATATTCTGGGGAGCACGTCCGTCAGATGGTCTATGAAATCGAGACTGGCGACAAGCCGCTCATGCCATGCCAGCGGCGACTATTGCAGGCATACCTAGACGGCTATCGGCCAAAGGATTGGCCTAAGCAAAGCGCTCTCTAAGTTCTAACTCCGACCACGTTCTGACGCTCTCGATCTGGCCATCGCGGAGCGTCAGTTCGTGGACGCCATACGTCCATCCGGTGAGCGCCAAACCGGCGTAGTCCTTCAGGTAACCCTGCGGCATGAAGCAGCCGGTGTTGAACACCTGGATTGAGTTGCCGATGCCGAATTTCGGGCGGTTGACCTTGTTGCTCTTATGGGTATGTCCCCAGACAACCGAGTGTGTCGCTTCTTGAGCCACCATCTGGTCAGGGAACTTGCCGCCAATCTCTTTCCCCAGCCCGTTCACTGGCGCGTGGGTAAACCCGACGCCCTCGATATAGAGCCATTCCTTGAAGGCCATTTCGGTGAAGCCGTAGCGGGCGAACACCTGTGCGATCGGCAGCGTGTAGACGCCTTCAGTGGTAGGATTGTTCTTCTCGAACCGATTGGCGCGGTAGCAGTGGTTGCCGTTGAGGTGGTAGCGGGGGATTTCGCCCGCCGGGGGAGCTGTGTCGTTGAAGCAGGCCATCGCCTCGTCAAGGCTCGCCACCTCGGCAAGGAAGCCGGGGCGTTGCCTGTCGTCAATCGAGCCCGCGAAGGCGTGAGACGAAAGGCTGTCCAGATCTAGAGTGTCCCCAATATCCACGATGTAGTCAGGCGCCAACTCAGCGGCGAGCCTGCCCGCATGCGTGAACCGGGACTTGTCTGGAATGTTGGGGCTGTCGTGCGCGTCACCGTACACGAACACCCGCACCGCCTTGCCGTGCTTCTTCGGGACCGGCTGATACGTGTTGCGCTTGGGAACGCGGATAAGGGGCTTGGGAGGAATGTCCGAGACGAAACCGCCCTGCTTGGCGGCTTGTATCATCTTCTCGAATGTGGAGTATGGGAGGTCCGCTATTCGGGCTCCAGCAGAGACGTTGCCGTGCGCTTCAGCGAGGATGTTTGCCGCCCATTGGAGCTGCGCGGTTGTGCGCCGGGGCGGTGCCATTACTGCCCCTTTGCCGCTTTGATGGCCCTATCGACCTGAAGCTCGACGCGCCGTTCCATTGCCTTCATTTCGTCAATCAGGTCGCGCTTGATTTCGTTCACCGCCTGCTGCGTGACGTAATCCTTGGCGGCTTGGAGCTGGTACTCGTGGAATTGCTCGCGGGTGAGGTTCACGAGCGCTTCAAGCGCGGCGGTCGTCTTAGTCAGTTCCGCGAGGCCGCCAGCATTCTTATCGACGCGCCCCTCTAGCCTGATGAGCCAGACAATCACTGTGATGATCGCCGCCCCTATGGCAACGAGGGAGGGGACGTTGAACGTAAGGTCGAGTGTCATTCGGTCGCTTTCTTGCGGCTCTGGGTTGAAAATTGACGCTATGAAATGAACTGGTCTATCTGTTCGAGATCGACCAAGACGCCGAGCGCCAGTGACGCTACGGGCGTTTCGATATGGTAGGCGGCATGCACGTCGCCTTGGTTATCCACCCACAGGGCGATGATGCTCGACACGCGGCCGTTCTGCGCTTCCGAGGTCAGCACCTTCAGGCTCTCGACTATCTCGGGATTTGACGGGGGAAGGTGGTCGGCAAGCTCTATGATGTTATCGGTCATGGCTTGCTCCCGGACTCATGTGGAACTATATTCGGGTGGCTGGCGGCACACAGGTGAGGGGCAACCCAATAGCCAAGTGAGGGGATACCCTCCCCGCCAGCTACCATCCCCAAGGGATAACCAGCACGGCTATGACCATGAGGATGGCGGCGAGGATGAACAGGTGCAGCAGGGTCATTTCCACGTCCCTGTATCGGGATCGAAGCCGGGAATGCGCTGCTTCTTCTTCGATGGCGGCGGGACGGCATCGGGCGAATGCGGGTCAACATGCTCTGCCGAGAGGCTGTCACGGTCGCGCCAGCCCTTGATGTAGCTCAGGGCCAATGCAGCACCGGCTGCGGCGCCGGCAAGCCCTTTCCAGCCGAACGTTTTCCATGCCCAGCCCAAGGCAAGCCCGGCGAGGATGATCCACACCCAGAACGGGATCACCCCGAACACGCCACCAATCGCAGGGCCAAGAACGTGCTGCCAAATCCAGTCGGTCATTTTGCGAAGAACCTCTTGCGGATGAACAGGACAGCACCGACGCCGAAGGCGATGACGATCACCGCCGCCAATGCCCACTGGACCGGACCAGTGCCGGAGAACACAGCGCCCAAGGTGGCGAGAATGCCCGCGCCCCAGGTGATGGTTTCCTTGTCCACAACAGGAGGGGCAGCAGGCTTGGCATCGACATAGGCCGACGACACGAAGCTGCCCTTGCCCCACAACGCCGCCTCCTGAGCACGGCGGTTGACGAGGCCGGGCATGACCCGACCGCCATTGTGTACCCAGCGTGCCATTTCGGTCGGTACGGCGGCGTAATCGCCCTTGTTGAGCTTCTTGAGAAGGGTCGAGCTGGTGAAGCCCGGAACGGTCTTGCTGCCCTCCCCCACATTCATCGTAAAGGCCGTCAGGGCACCAAACTGGTTGTCGTTTAGTGGGACCTTGACTGACTTTTCGACAATGCCAGCCGCGTGCGCCACGTCCTGCAATAGGAACGCATCGGCCTGAGCTTGGGTGATGGTCATGCCCTTGTGGACGCCAGCCGTATGCCCATAACCGATAGTCCAAGGCGTGCCATCCTTGCTGCCCGGATCGGGATAGGCGGTGAGCTTGCACCCCTCCCACTGCTTGATAAGCCGGATCGCCTCGGCACTGATGGTGCGAGTCATGGATAGTCTCCGATGTAGAGGATGGGGCTAGGGACGCTTACGGCGCTTGAGCCACTGATAGATCGGCCGAACCGCGATCATCAGCGCGACACAGAACGCCGCGATGACGTAGGCCCAATGCGGCAGGTTGGCTTGGAGGCAGTCGAGCAGCGCCCCGTTCGATCCGCCACCATCATGAGCCACGCAGCAATGCGTTATCGACGGGAACAGCCATTGCGCCCACCAGAACCCGGTACAGCCGTCGCTAATCACGTAATCGCCGCCGCCGAGGTCCACAGCGCATCAAGCTGCGCATCCGTCAGCCCAAGCGCCTGTTGCGCCGCGAGCACCAGGTCATTGTCCCGCCGGAATGTCAGGCTGTAGTCGAGCTTGGCTTGTGCGATGGTCTTTTGCGGGTCCGGTAGAGCGGCGATATAGGCGTCGAGAGCCGCCTGTTTACCGCTCAGGGCCAGCATGGCGCGGAACTGATAGGGCAGCAGATCGGGCGGGGCGGCTGGCGGCGCGACATAGGCGGGGATCGTGTTCCCGGCCGCCTCCCATTCAGCGATCATCTGCCGGTGCCGGTTGGCCATGTCGTCGGGCACCGACATGCGCTGGCCGTCGATGGTGGCATCTATCGCGCCGGTGGCCGTGTAGCCGTGTACAGTGATGTTCATTCTTTCCTCAACCGATGGAGACCGAACGATGCGAAGGAGCAAACCTGCGACCGACGACGAAGTGGCCCGAGGCCCTCGCTCGGGCGCGGCAGTTCTGCAGCATCGCCGCGCGCAAGGGTGTCGAAGCAGCCATGGCCCAGGTCTTGCCGGGTTAGGCTGTGTGACCCGTCGCCATCAGCCATTTCGAGTTTTGTTCTAATTGTTGGCTCCTTGGGTGCGAGCTAAAGGTCAGCGTCCGCGGTGAATGATCCATTCGCGTCAAAGGTGCCGCTGGTCGTCGAAACCCCGTATCCGGAGATATTGTCCCCCGTAGTGTTTTCTAGCTTGCCAGTCCGGATGGATGCCCCCGTGACGATGAACGTGACATTGGTTGTCGTAGTCGGAGCGGTGCGCTTCCTGACGTGATAGTTCGCCCAGATGGCCACGAGCCCTCCGTCGCCTCCATTCGCCCCGTACTGTACCCACGATCCCGTCTCGAAATAACGCTGGGCACGCTGCAGCTCATCAGCATGGGCTAGGATGATTGCCGGCGCGGCGTATGCGCCTTGGGTGAGAGTTAAACCCCCACCGACCAGCAGGTAATCCGTGGTGGTCGTTGTACCCCGATCGTCGGACCAGATGAAAATTGCGATGTTCGTCGCGTTCGAGGGGATAGAGACGTTTTCGAGCAGGTAGTCGTCCCAGGTCGTCGTCACCGCGATCGCCGCTGGCGTGTTGGCGTAGTTCCAGCTCCCGCTGAGCGTGGGGTTCGTCCCCTCGGCGCCCCAACTCGAAATCGGGTCGGAGGCCACGCTGTCGGCCGTGCCGGTCCAATAGAGGATGGCCTGGCGAATTTTGCCGGTGCCGTCTGTCAGGCCGGCAGTCGCTTTCAACCGGGTCCGCAGCGAGCACACGCCGCCACGAAGGTGCAGCATGTCCTTGTTTTCGATCGGGCTGAAAATGCCAAACTTGCCGTTGTTGCCCGAGCCGACGACGAGTTGGCATGCATAGCCCGCCCCTAATGGCACATCCCCCGTGATCTGGCTGACTACGACGCCGTTGGCGTTTTCCATCAGCAGCCGCCAGCCGTCGAGGCAATAGGCATTGTCGGTGGTGGGCATGGAGCGCTGCGCGATGGCAAACGAGCCGTTGCGGGCGATCTGCTGGCCAGCCGCAAGAGTGGCGGGGTTAAGCAGCACGAGATACGTGCCATCATAGACAAATCTGCCATAGTTTCCGGCAGTGAGATGGCCTATATCGGGGTCCAGCAAGCTCCCAGATGCAGGGCTTATTACCTTCACCGACTTTGCGCCGATGGAATTGACGTTCAGCGTTACGGTGGTGGAGGTATTGGTGTAGCCGAACTTGACGCGGAAGACGAAGCCGGTCGGGATCGTCGTCGCAATGGGCTGTGAGAGCGTGACCGTCTGCGCATTGGCGGAGCCGCCAGTCGTGTTTACGCCGCCCTGGTCCTTGAGGTAGTTGGCGACGTTCTGCTTGTGCTGGCGCTGACCGTCATTGACGGTGGACGGGTCTTGGTTCTCCGCCGTGTTCCAGCCGCCCGTGGCAGAGCTGGACGCTTCGGACGAAACGTAGTCGTAAATCGAGTAGCCGATAGCAGCCTCCTCTTAGTATCCAGTTAGCCAGCGCTTGATATTGTGCGCTTGTGTAACCATTTGTGGTGGATGGAACGCATTTCTAAGCATCGAATGTATTCGGCGTGGAATGGGATGAAGCAGCGATGCTCCAACCCAAACAACATTGCCTATGAGCGATACGGCGGCCGCGGAATTGCGGTTTGTGACCGGTGGTTGTCGTTTGAGAATTTCCTGACCGATATGGGCGAGCGCCCAGTCGGCATGACGCTTGAGCGGATAGACAACGATAAGGGCTATTCGCCAGATAATTGCCGATGGGCGACGCGTCGCGAGCAGGCCCTAAACACGCGGCGCAATTTTGGAATTGTGGACGGTGATGTGGTGAACTTGGCGCAATTGGCTCTTCAACATGGCCTAACCTATGCGGCCGTTCGCTCTAGAGTTGGCAAGGGGTTGCCCTTGAACCAGGTCATTAGTCCGAGCAGGTTACCCCGTGGCGACGCATTGAAGGGGCGGCCTCGCTAACGGAGCTCGCCGCAATCTACTGAACCGCGCCACTTGCAAACACGGCCACCCGATGACACCAGAAAATTTGAAAACCGATCCTCACGGTGTCCATTATTGCCGCATCTGCAGAAACGAGAAGATGCGCAAACAGAGAGCCAAGCGGAAGGCATTAATAACCGGTCAACCACCTCTTTGTGTTCATTGAGTCCGGCATGACGGCATTGACGCCGCCGAAGCCTTGATTTGCCCCGGCAAGCTCGTTTGATGTGACGGTGTTCGTGCCGTTGAAGCCCGGTTGGCTCACCGGCGGCGGGCTAGACAGAACGCCATTCGAGACGAGCCGCGCCGCCTGTATCGGGTTGCCCTGCAACAGAGACAGGAAACCGCCCGTCACAGGCTTGCCGGTCAGCAATTGCGCGACATGGCCCGGAGCCGAGTGATTGAAGATGTTCATCAGCCCGTTGCCGACCATTGTGGGGAATGACGGCGGCTGCGGCGTTGGAACGGTCGGAACCCGAACCGTCTTTGGCACCATCACGGTCTTGTATTGCGGCGGTAGTGCCCCATTGGCGATGCTGAGGCCGCCGAGGATGGCCGATGACGGATTGGGCAGGCTCGGGATGGCGACCTGCTTGGGCACCATCACGGTTTTCTCGGTATAGGCCGGGGTGGTGTCGAATACGGTGTTGGACGCCGGGAGCTGCGCCACATCCTTGTAGGCAGAGGTCGCGCCACGCGGGCCGGGGATGTACGGTGTGGCCGAAGCCGTGGCGAAGTTGGCTCCCGAGGCAATGCCCGGTGACGGCGCAAACGGCGCCGAGGTCGCGCCTCCGGCAATGGGCTGGCCCGACAGCATGGAGAGGAACCCCATGTCGCGCTGTGCCGAGGCAGGAACGACACCGGCCGGGAGTTGAACATCCCCCGCCTGCGGATTGGCCGTCTTGAACCCGCCTGTGGTCCGCGAGGCACCGAGCCGGGCCGCATAGTCATTCAGGGCCGATTGCAGATCGCGCTGCTGGGGTTGCGAAGCCGAGACGGGATTGCCCGTCATGGGGTCGATAGGGACGGTATGGACGGAATGCGACGTGAGCGCAGGAGCGGCCGATACCTTTGGCGCAATCAGCGACATCAGGCTTGTTGCCGCCGGTCCCGTGTCAGTTGCAAAGTCGGTCGGCAGGACTGCCCTCTGGCCCGGAGACAGCCGCCCAACGCCGTACATGGCATCCGCTGGCAACTGCATGGACGGACGCGGAACGCTGGGGATGCTCTCCGCCGGCGCATAGGCGAGCGCTGGAGGCCGTTGCTGCGGCGATGGGGGGGATACCGCATTGATGGCCGCAAGGGCCGTCTGCGGGCTTCCTGAGCCCTTGGCGAAGGTATTGCCGCCGATAGTGACCGTTCCATGCGGCGCCGACATGCCCGAACTGGCATAGGACGCCCTGAAGCTCACCCCGCCGTAGGTCGGGTCCGCCACCCTGCCCGAGGTGATATCGTTCCATGCCCGCTCGGCCTTGGCGCGAACGGAGGCGTCTTTCTGGGCGGCTTTTGAGGCGTGGCCGGGGTTGCTGTATCCCTCGAACTGGCCCGCCTGCTTGACAACCTCGCTCGGGGTCAACCCCCACTGCCCGGAGCGGTTGTTGATGACAGCCGCCACGGCGCGCAAACCGGCTTCGCTGCCGCCAGCTTCCGCAATCATGGTGTCGATGACGGATTTGTCGACCATGTGGCCTCAATAGAAATGGCCCCGCTTGTGACGGGGCCGTTCGGTGACTATGTTCTGGGGCGATGCCTGAAATCGATCTTCCGCCCGGCAAGTACCGGTGGCGCCGACCGCTAAGCCTTCCGCTCGCTTGGGGAGCCGTGGCGGTGTTGGTGGCGATGCTCGTTTGGATATTCGCCACCCGGTCGGGTTCATTGACCGAATGGCTTTTGACGATCCTGCTTGCGTTCGCTGCGGGCCTGCTGGTCGCAGGCATCATGCGGAATATCGACTAGCGGCCGCCGCGCACGGTGATCATCACCGGCTCGCGCTTCTGTTCAGCCAGCACCCCCGGCACAGCGGGCGCAATAAGTGCCCTGCCAGCGGGCCCGGCCATCATCTGGTTACTGAGGATTGCCCTACCGGGTGCGGACAATGCTGCTCGCCCGGCAGCCCACGGCACGCCAGCGCCGATTACGCCGCCGACAACCGCTCCGGGAATGCCCGCCACCGTGCCGCCGATGCCAGCGCCAGTGGCCGCGCCCAACGGCAATGGCAGACGAGCGGCGAGACGCGGAACCGTGCCCGATTGCGGCAGCGGGGTCATGGTCTTTACGGCAGCATTGGCTAGATCTGTGAAATCGTTCCGCCCACGGGCGTATGCCCTGCGGTTTTGCGCAATGGCAGCGGAGCGCAGCCGAGCCGGAGTGATGACGCCGCCAGCAGCCTGCTCACCTGCCCCGGTAGCGGCCTTTTCGATCACCAGCATGTTGCGGTAATTCCGGCGCACCTGACGCCACGCGCCAAGATCGGCTGGATTATGAGCGGCAATGCTGCGTTCCATGTTGGCGTCAAGCGACGTGCGAATGTCTGAAAGCGCCTGCGATAGATGCGGGTCGCGCGCCATCACAGCACGGGCGGCCTTGTCCAGCCGCGAGCGGAGCGCCTGATAGGAGTCTCCGGTGATCTGCCCGCCATTGGTCTGGACGGCATTGACGATATCGTCCAGCACGTCGCGGACGATGGGCGCGCGCTGCGACTCCGGGACCAGCGAGTTGTATTCGCGGGCGACAGCGCCAAGTTCCCGTCCTAGCCGTTTGTCGGGCACCAGCACGTTGTTGGCCGCAAGCCGGTCAAATTCACTTCCGATGTCGGTCAATGCCTGATCGACCGTCTGCGGTTCGACGTTATCGGCATCGATGCCAGCCCGACGCCATGCGGCTCGGGTAAACTCCCGCGCCTGACGCTCCTGCAATGCCTCGGCCGCACCGCCGCCAAGCTCGCTTTCGAGGTATTTGAGCTTCTTGCTGCCGGTACGCTGCCCGGCCGTGAGCGTCACGCCCTCGCGTTCCATCGTCTGTGCGGCGGCACGCTGTGAGGCTGACATGGGCAGCGGAGAGACAAGGCGGCGAAGCCCGGCCCCGACCAGCGGGAAGGCCGCACCAATGCCGCCGCCGATGAGCGCGCTGTTCTTGGCGTCCTCTGCCGAGCCACCGCGCACCGCTGTATCAGCAGCACCAATGGCCGCGCCTGAGGCGGCGCCAAACCCCATCCTCGAGCCAAGGTTGCCCGTCATGCCCAGAACACGCCCAACGCCGGGGAGGGCGCCAGCGCCCATGAACGGCAGCACGGTCCCTGCGACAGTGCCTACGCCAGTCGCTACCGGGTTCGCCTGTTCATTGCCGACCGTCTCGTCATGCACCTGTTGCGGTGTCATGCCCTGTACCGCGCCGCGCATCCCCTCCAGCCCACGCAATAGCGTAGGACCGGCAATCGGGACGGCATTGGCAGCGGCAGTCGTGCCGGCGGAAATCTGGTCGAGCAGGCCATGCCCATTGTCCGGCTGCGGACCAACAGCGGGCAGTGTCTTGCCAGCCCTCGCCTGTGCAGCCGCCCAATCAGCGTATTCACGCGAGCCTGGGGCGGCACCGGCGGGCGCGCTATTGGGCGGGAACCGCTTCTGGATCGCAGCCTTCATCGTTTCCGGCGGCGTACCGTCGGGGAATGAGGCTTGCGAGCCATCGGGCAGATTGACGAGGATGGGCATTATTCAAGCTCACCCGTTGCTGGGTTGTAAGTCAGGGTCTTGCCCGCGCTCGGCCCGGTCGGCGTGCCCACCGTCATGTTCGGCAGCGAGCCGCGCGACTGGATAGGCGTTACCATCTCGTTGTAGGCGGCGAGCACGTTCTGGGCGGCGCGCTCGTTGATGTCGAGGATGCGACGGATCGATGCCTCGTTCAGTTCGATACTTCCCGCCGCCGCCTTGGTCGCAAACTCGCGGTCTGCATCCGACAGGCCCGTTCCGGCACCGAACAGCTTGATCAGGCGCCCGACTTCCTGAGCGCGGGTCGCCACGTAAGCTTCCGAGTTGGAAATCGCGTCGTCTGCGCCGTGGTAGCCCATCTGCTGCAACGCCTTGCCGAGCCCGACCTTGAAGTCGGCGCCAAAGCCGGTGATGACCCCACTATCGAGCAGTTTACGGGCCTGCCGCGTCGAATCGAGGGATGCCTGCGCATCCGTTGCGGCCTTGCGGGCATCGATTATGGTCTCGCCGAAACCCTTGCCGACTGCCGTATCCAGCGCCGCACCCTGATTATCGATCGGCGTCACATCGCCAGTGGGGTTGCCGAACTTGTCAACGCCCGTGAAGCCAGTTCCCGTGTTGAGCTGCTGCACCGGAAACACTGGCTGCGCGCCGTTCGGTAGTCCAACCGGCTTGAAGTTGCCTTTGTTGGACATGACGCCGATTTGGACAGACGGTTTCCCATCCGGCCCCATGACCGAATAGGCTTGCGGGGTCAAACCCCAGGTTTCCTCCGAACCGCCGTTGGCGTAGTCCGGCCTCATCCGCTTCCACATCTCAGAGTAGGCGTCAGCCGGCGTAATTGCCTTGCTCGTGACCGCCTGAAGTAGGTCGGGGAATTTCTTCAGCGCCTCGGCCGACATGTTGATGGCCTGCGCGCGGTCGGCCTTCTCCTGCTGGTCTTTGGCATACGTCTGGTCGATCAACTGCCCAGCAGGACCGAGGCGAGCCGCATTGGAGAGCGCATCGCCAAAGTTGGTGCCCTGCGCTATTCCGGCGCCCCAATTGGACAACAGGCCGTGATTGGCGAGCGTCCATTGCGCCAGCGGATTATCGGCACCGAGGAGACTTGCAACAATTCCCATGATCGTCTCCCTACAGAGCCTGCAAGCCCATGCCGGCCAAACTCAAATACCAGGGCGTGGTCGGCGTGGTTTGAGAGCTTGTGGTCGTGACGCCAGTGTTCGCCGCATTGCCAGCCGCCGCGCTGGTGAGCCGCGCGATAAGGTCATTCCACGCGTTGCCCTGACGAGTAGCCAAATCATATCTGCCAGACAGGATGCCTTGCGAGTTGGCGTCCATAGCACTTCCCACCGCACCAATCGCAGCGCTCGGCGCCGCCTCGGCAGAGAACAGCGCCGGTAACGCCGACTGCGCGGCGAAGGCGTTGTTAACGCCCTGCTGGCGAGTGCCTTCGATGGCAGACAACGCATCCATCTGGCGCTGACGCTGGGTGTTCAATTCCCCAATCGCGGCATTTGTCCTGAGAGCGCCAATTTGATCGCCCAAGGCATTCACATGCACATTGGAGCCGTAGCGGCCATCTGCTCCAATGCTCGCATTCACGTCAGCAGCAAGCCCGTTCGCTGCTCGGTCCACCGCTGCTTGGTAGTTCGGGTCAGTCTGTCCCAGGTATTTTCCGTTCGCGACATCCATCAGGTTGGTTTCAGTCAGCGATGGTCCTGAGCCCCGAGCCAGATTGCCGGCGTATCCAATCGCCCCCTTAACGCCGTTCATGTATGCCGGATCATTGGCCGCGCCGATGGCCTTCGCCCATGCGTCCTGTGTCGTCGCGCCAGCGGGGCTGAACGTGCTTTCGTTGAATACGCTCGGGCCGCGATCATAAGCAGCGCTGATGCCCTGAGCCAGCTTTGATGCCGTCGCCTGAACATCGGGGTTCGTCGGCGCGCTGACCTGCTGTGTCGTGGTGGTGTTCGTTCCGCCGCCGCCCATTACAGTGCCTTTCTCAATCCCGGCAGGCCGCTTAGCGGCGTGTAGGGTTCGTAGTCTGGAAACATCTTCTGCGTGAACCGTCCAACCATGCGCAGCTCCGTACAACGAGCCTTGCGGGCCTCGTCTTCGATGATCTTGAGTTCACTCCGCACCAGTGCCAGCCATGCTTTCGGAGGCAGGTTTATGCGTCCCTTCAGGTCGTCAATCGCCCCAATGATCCGGGGGCTGTCGGCTTCCTGATACACATCCAAGATGATGTTGGCCTCGCCAACGCCCGGCACGATCCGGGGTGGCAACGGGACCTTCATCCCTAATTCCGCTGCGGCGGATCGACCGCCACGCCGGTCACATGCAGCTGCGAGGCCGCACTGGCCGTCGCCCTGAGCGTTTCCCCCGGCAGCAGCACAACGGGAACGCCGTCGATCTTGATGGCTTCCCATGTCTCCTTGGCCGTGAAGGCGCGGACATGCGCCAGCTCATAAGCGGTCGTGCCGTCGTACACGTCCAGCGTCACGGTCGGGGTCGAGCCCGCCACTTCCGCAATCCGCAAAGCCACAATCGCCGCGCCGTTATTCCCGGCGGTGTAAAGCACCTTGGCGGACGCGGGCAGGATCGCCTTGAAGCCCGTCTCCCGCCCAATCGGGTAGCTGAACAGGCTCATGCCTTCGGCCCTCCCGTTACCCCTTCAATGCCATCGAAGCCGCGCATGAACGTCCACACACCAGCGGCAGCCTCATTGAACCGCAGCGCGTAAATGCGCCCCCGCCCTGCCCCGTTGGCGATCTTGGCCCGCTTGGAGGCTGTGAGGCTCTTGGCCGGGCCCCAGGTGAACGATTGGCTCGGGTGGTCCTTGTAGCCAACCTGCACCGTGCAATCGCTCGCGTCCGTGATCGGCGTGCACCACTGAAGCCGCTGCACAACTGAGGTGAGCTGCGCCCCCGTCTCCAGCGTGCAGGCAAGGCTCGGGCCCGAGACAAAGCCGAACTTCAGGTCGCCGTCAAACCCGGCCAGACGCGGCTCGCCACCCTTCCATGCCCTGTCGTCCAGCGAATAGGGCAGCGTGTCGAGCGTGCCGAACTGGTCGAGGTCGTCCAGCGAATAGCCGGGCGATGCCATGGTGACGAGCGCAGCAGTATCGATCTCGATTGGCACCCACTCCTGAGTGCCGATGATGTCGAACGCCAGCGCCTTGTTGAACACCGCAGCGTCGTTATTGGCCGCATCCCGATAGCGCCAGATGACGCGCAGGGTCGCCGGATCGAATGCCCCCTGCACCGAGGTCAGCGCATTCGAGGCCAAAGATTTGATGAAGGTCTTGCTGACCTTGTTTCGCCCGATGGGATCGACTGTCTGCCCATTGGTCCGCTGGAACCCATCGGTATCGACAAAGTAGGCCCAGCCACGTGTGAACACGCACCCATCGGCGCCCTGCGCCCCAACTCCGTCCACCAACAGGTCGGCGGTAAAGATGGACCGATCACGGGTGCGCGTCAGCACGCGAATGGCGTTGCGCTGGAATACCACGGCATATTGCGAGCCCAATTCGCCGCCGGCGATCAATTCCTCGCCGCCGACAAACTCCTGGTACGTATTCGACGCATCCCCCGACCAGAGCGCCCCATTGTTGATGGCGCTCGTCTTCATCACGCGGTTGTTGCCGTCGCAATCCAATGCGGCGAGCGTGCCGAACAGCGGGAAGATGAAACGCGCCTTCGGGGCGCCGCTCACCGCATCCACGGTGCCGCCACTCTCGATATTGTAGCGCACCATCCCGTCAAAGGTGTTGGTGGCGTAGAGGTAGTCCCCGAACTGCGCAAAGGACCAGTTGTCGCCAGAGGGGACGGCATAGCCCGACCCGATCTGTGTAACCGCGCCCGCTGCGCTGATCTTGTAGAGCTTGGAGGCCGTGCCGACGAATGATTGATACTGCCCAGCGCGCGTCACGACCGAAATTGTTCCGCGCGGGTTGTCGGGAAGCGCATCGGAAGTCGCCAGCGCAGTCAGGCTCGGATGTGGCCCGTAGGCAACGCCTTGTGCGTCCGCCTGAATGATCGCGTTGCGCACGGTCAGCGAGACGCCGGGGTTGGTCTCGGCAAGGTCGGGGCGATAGTAGCCGACAGACAGCATCAGGGCGTACTGCCGGGAATGGTCACGCTGGCCCGCCCATGCGTGGCAACCAGCGATTGCTCGCCAAGGTCGCTCAGCATTTGCAGCGCTGCGGCCTTGTAGCTCGGCGCTGCCGGGTCTTCATCGAACGCCTTGGCGTAATGGACGCACATCGCCAGATATGCCTGCGGCGCGTTGATGACGAGCCAGTTGGTGGTGTTGGAATTGGACAGCCCGGTCAGCGTGCCCTCGTAGTCCAGCGACAAATTGCCGGTATAGGACGGCCCCACTTCGATGGTTGAGCCCGTCACCGCAAAGATGTTCGGGCCGCTGCTGGTCGTGAATAGCCGCGCCTCGCGCACCGCCCCGATGGACCGCTCGGTCAATGCGCCATAGGTCGAATGAATGAGCGCGATGGGGCGAATGAAGCCCGCTGGCAGAGACGCCGAGCCGGACGTGAACGCCAGTGTGGTATTGGCCATATCCTTGGCGAAGTTGGGGCCAAAATACAGACGAAAATCGGCCTCTGCCAAGCCGATGAACCGATCCGTCTCGCCCGCCTCGTATCCGCCTTCGGTGAGGTCATTGATGGCGCTCGTCAGCGAGGCATAATCGGTCACGGCGACAGTCATCGATCACACCTTGCCATCGCTTGTGCGAAGTTTTGCATAGTCCCCATCGTTGAGGACCTTGGAAATGTATTTGCGATCCTGAGAGCTGATCGCATCCTGCATCCCGAGCTTTTCAAACAGGGTCAGCGGTATGGAGGCGGTCGGCTTGTAGTCGCCCCACTTCTGCCCGGCATTGAACGACCGGAGGCGGGTGTTTTGTTCGAGGATCGCATCGACTTCCTGTTCGACATGAGCGCCGCGCGGGCGCCCCTTGTCGTCATAGCCGACATACGTCTTGCGCTTGATCTCCGGGTCTTCCTCAAGAAGCACCCAATGCAGACCGGGCGGGTGTTGCATCAGATTTCCGGCAGCGGGTCGGCGCGCTCGGCGGCGCCGTCTTCGAGCCAGCGGCGGGCCAGTTCAATCGGCACATCCACTGTCTTGCCAGCTGGAATGCGGGTCGTGAGTGCCCAGCAATCGCGGCGGGCTCGCACCTTGACCTTCTTGGCCTTCTGAAACTCTTCGCTGGCCTTGGCGTCGAGGGCGACTTGCGCATCGATGATCTTCTGCGCCAACTCCTCGGGAGACCACAAGGGGTCTACCTTTAAGTCGTAAGCCCGCGCCTGCCCCCGCATGACCTCGATGGCCTCGCGGTTCTTGTCGTCGTCATCAGCCATGTTGGCTCCTTGGTTGAAACGAAAGAGGCCCGCGCGAACGCGAGCCCCGTGCCTGTGCTGCTGTCAGGATTAGGAGACGGCCGCGCTGAACGGCGTGGCTTCGGTGGAGGTCGAGCAGAGGAAGCCTTCCACCATCCACACGCCGGACACCGCATCCGTGAAGCGCACCCAGGAACCGGCAACGCCGCCCTTGGTCGAGCCGTTCATGGTGATGGTGTCGTCCGTGCCGCCGCAGAGCATCGTCACACCGGCGATGTCGGTCGAGATAGCCACACCGCCCGCGAGGGTATCGGTGCCGTTGGCCACCTGAATGACATGGTTGCCGGAGCTGACGGTGGTCTTCACGAAGACCGTATAGACATCGCCCTTGCCGGCGGACGCCGGGAGGGTGATGGTCTTGCCGGTGGCGTTGTCGAGAACAACGACGGTCCCCGCATGAGTGTTGCGGGTGAGGCTGAGAGCGGCAGTCGTGGTGATTGGTTTGTTTGCCATTTTGTCGCTCTCCTTAGTGCGTTGCGTCGATGCCGTACACGTCGGCAACAACACCATGCGCGGCTTCGTTGACGACCTTCAGGGTGCCTTCACCGAGCACGACGCCGCTCTCGCGGTCGCCGGTCTTGGCGATGTTGGGCACTTCCTGGATTGGTCGCAGGTTCAGCCATTCGATGAAGTCGGGGTCGAGGAAGAAGTTTCGACGCGCCACCGAGGCAGACCCCGCCATAACGCGGTCAGCCATGATGTTCACCGCACCCCACGGACTCTCGTAAATATCCGCAGTGCCGATGATCGAAATCTTCCCGCCAGCCTGCACCGGGTGACGCTGGCCGGCGACGTTGGTGTCCGACATGAAGGTCGCGAACACGCCCTTGTTGTACGGAGAGACGAAGCCGGTCGTGACATTGCCACCAGCGTTATAAACCTGCTGGAGAACACTGTCGGTCTGTGCCTTGGTCCACGCACGAAGCGTGCCGGTGCTTTCGGCAGTGGTGTCCGAACCGGAAAAGCCACCATTCGTGCCCGAGTTGCGGGAGACGTTGGTGGTGAGCCAGGTCGGAAGACCGCCGAGGGTGCGGGGGTCGGTGTTGGACGACGCCGTATTCGAGAGGATGGCGTATTCCATATCCTTGCGGATGGCCTTGCCCTTTTTCACCGCCTCGTGGTCGCGCTTTTCGGCCGGGCCAGCATTGTCAACGACCTGCTGGGTGCCCGAGAACGTGAACGTCTTGGTGAAAATCTGGGTGCGCGCTCCAACGCGGGTCGGGGCGGCAACGGCATCGAAGTTGAACTCAGCGCCTTCGGGCTGAGCGTTGGTGCCGGGGGTGTCGAGCGTTTCAAATTCCCACTCGGGGTGCTTTGAAGCGGCCTTGCCCTTTTTGGCGAACGAATAGATCGGCGTATCGGTCGGGGTGATCATGGCAACAAAGTTGTCAAGTTCTTCCCTGTTGCCGACCGCCGCCGTCGTGAGGACGGTATTGGCGACGACTGCCATGGGTTAGTTTCCTTTTCGGGTAGCGTGATAGGCCGCTGCTACGTCTTCGAGGCGGCCTGATTTCTGAGCGAGTGCGATTGCATCACTGGCCACGCGTGCCCTGTGCTCTCCGGGATTGAGTCGCTTGCCGCCCTTTTGCACGGGCGGGCGTCCTTCAACCTTCTTGGCAACAGTGGCCTTGCTGGCTTGCAGCTCGCGCCACGCAATCGCATCCTTCATCACCAGCAGGTAGCGGTGATCGTGATGGATGGTGGCGAGTTCTTGCGGCGTGTATCCGTACTCGGCGCCGTACTTCAGGGTCTTGCGCCCGAACGTTTCGAGCTTCTTCTGATCCTTCAGTTCCGGCAGCTTTTCGAGCGCCGCAGCCCACTCCTTCTCAACCCGTTCCTTGGTCTGCTTTTCGGTCTCGGCTTGGCGCTCCTGCTGGGTGCGCTGCTGTTCCGACTCCAGATAGGTCAGGTGCTGAGCCCACGAGCGGAACCGGACTTCCTCGGCCTGATACTTGGCCGGGTCATAGTTCGGACTGTTGGGGTCAGCGAGGGTTGGATCGGGCGGTGTCCCGATGATGGACTTGACCAGCGAGGCGACATATTCGCGCTGCTGGTTGAGCTGCTCTTCAGATGCTTTGAGCGCGGCAGACTGGCTCTCGAAGCTTTTGCGCTGCTCCGCGACTTCCTGGGTCTTTCGCGTATAGTCCGCGTTGCGAAGACTGCCCTGCTTGAGTTCGGCAATCGTGGTCACTGAGCCATCGGGCAGCTTGACCTTGGCGTTGTCGGAGACAAATCGCCCTTGGTCGCTTTCCGGTTCGTCAGTGTCCTCGCCGTCCTCGGCTTGGTCTTCGTCCGTGGTTTCGCCGTCCGTCTCGTCGCTCTCCGGCTCGTCGCCGTCCTGCAATTCGTCGTCGGTCGTGGTGTCGCTATCGTCCTGCTCTGCGGCTTCGGATTGGTCCTGCTGGACTTCCTTGGGCGCGATGGCTTTGGAGTAAGCGGCTGCGGCCTGATCAATAGTCAGGCTCTCGCCAGCCTGGGGGCTGTCGGTTTCGTTGTCCATGGTGCTCTTGGGTTGTGCGACTGCTCTGTGGCTTGGTCGCGGGTCAGGCTATGCCGGGCTTCGCCTTCGGCTGTCCGGCACGGATAAACTGGTCGAGGTCGGCGTTGATGCCGTCGATCACGGCCACAATGGCCTGCGCAGCGTAGAACGCCTGTTCGTCGCTTCTGGACATCGTGGCCAATCGTTCAAGCGCCGAAGCGCGATGGCTGGCAAGCACCCGCTGGAATGCCTCATTATCCTTGAGGCTCTGAGCGAGCTGAGCGTAGTCGGTCACTGGTGCGTCACCGTGCAGGACACATTGGCGAGCGTGCCATCGAAGCCCACGTAGATGCCGGCATACACGTCGCAGTCGAGCGTGATGGTATGGCCCGGCGTGGTCGCAAACACCCACTCCGAATAAAGCACCGTGTTGGCCTCGGTCGTGCTGTCATAGACGCTCAGCAGCCCGGCAGTTGGGGTTGCGGTGGTTGGGGCAATGCTGATCGTGTGCAGTTTCCCGCCGCCGGTACGGACCAACCCATCAGCGGTAACGCGTTTGACTTCCATATCTGGCTCCTACTTGCCTGTCGGCTGCGGTTTGTTGGCTGCCATCTCAGCACGAGCGGCGTTGTTGGCTTCAGCGACCATCGCCTGATGCGCCATCTTCTCCCGCTCAAGTGCGCGGTTCTGTTCGGCGTCCCACATCTTGAACTGGATTTCCCGCTCCTGCTGTTGCAGGGCCAGTGCGGCATTGACGTTGGCGATGTCGATGGCGTTCTGGCGGTCAGCGGCTTTGGTCTGGAGATCCGCATCAAGCTCGGCCTGGTTCTTCACCACTTCGCCCTGCGCCTGCAATTCGGCCTGATGCTGGGCCACCTGTGCCTTGCCCTGCTCCACCTGCAATGTGGTCTGGCCCTTGGTCTGCTCAAGAGCCTGCGCGCCCTGCTGCCGCATCTGCTCAAGCATGACTTCGGGCGGCGGCTGATTGGCACGCTGCGCCAACACCTGCTTGCCCTGCTCGATCTCATCCGGGTTGATTTCGGGCCAGTACATCTCGGGGTTCTGCAACCCCGTGCTTTCCGCGAACTTGGTCAGCGTGTTGTGGATGTACGGCAGCATGTCCAATGCCTTCTCGGGGAAGACTTGACCGATGCGATCCGTGAATAGGATTTGCTGGTTCAACACCGTGTTGAGCATCGCCGCGTCACGGTCACGCGAGCCCGTCCCAAGGCCGGTGTTGACCTTGACGTGCATGTCGGGATTCCACGACGCCGGATCGATCGGACGCGGCTTGCCCTTCGACATGATGGTGCGCGGACCGTCTTCGTGCCTGGCCATCAGCCGAAGCAATTTACGCCCAACCTTGGCCCACCCCTCCGCCATGTTGCGGGCGATCATCTCGGGCTGCGAGCGGCTCGCGTCGGTGGCGTTCTGGTTGGCCGTGGCAGACTGGTTCTGTAGCGTCTCTGGATCGAGCGCCATCGACTGAGCATTGACGCCCGTCCGCTTCGCCGTCTCCTCATCCATGTAGTGGATGCCTTCGAGCGCCTTGTCACCGATGTAGGCAACCGGCAGCGGCACGACTTCCGAGTTCGCGTCCCCGAACACCGTCCCGCCGAACGTCGGATTGTCCAACTGGTCGGGATTGCTGATCTTACCTTTCGCAAACCGCTGCGGGTTGTTGACCCAATAGGTGTTGTTGAGGAACTGACGCTTCAGGACCGTCTTCACGTCCTGAATTTCGATCTCGTCATCCGCTACCGAGCCGCTGTCCCAACGATGCGGAATAGGCTTGCAGCGGATGTTGTCGAACGGGTCTTCGTCCTCCCACACTTCCCAATCGAGCAGCACTTCGCCATTGGCGCCGCCCGCACACACGCGGATCATTTCCGCAACGCCGTCGCCGTCCGCGTCCACCATCACGAATGCCTCGTGATAGTCTACCTGCTCCATGCTCTTGTCGGTCGCGTCGTCGTCAATCGCGTACTGGCTGCGCGCCTGCTGCTCCGCCGTTTCGGCACGGGAAGCAGTCGGGATGCTCATCACCTTGTCTTTGTCGTACCCCATCGCAATGAGGTCCGAACGGGTCTTGGTGCGCTCCCAATGGTCCTTGAATGCCGCTTCCTCAAGACTGGTCGCGCCGCCCGACACCAGAAAATCCTCGGGCGGAATGACCGTCACCACGTAGCGGCCATTGGCCTTCCTGGTGCGCAGCTTGATGTCGTAACGCGTCTCGTCTGTCGGCTGCCCGTCCAGGCCCACACCCGACACGGTGCGCTTGGTCTGCGCCAGCACGTCTACGCTGTCATCGCCGGCAAGGAATGCGCGTTCGTCTTCGGTCAGGTTCTCATGGAACCGTGGCGCGCTGTAAACGGGCGTCTCGTCATAGAACGTCTTGATGATGGCATCGCCATGCACCAGCGAGTCCCATGTGCCGGAATGAACGGTCTCGTACCCGTTGTTTTCATCCCAGAAGATGTAATTCAGCCCGTCCGTTACGTCATTGGCGTACTGAATGTCGCCTTCCTCGCGCGGCTCGGCAACGAACATCGACCGGGCCGACGTGAACACTCGCAAGAGCTGCGGCATGAGCCAATTGACGACATCGCGCACGTCCGTCGAGACAACCCTGGAGCGGTTGGGCTCGGGCGGCACATATGGGTCCATATTGCCGAAATAGTAGTCTAGCGCCTTTTCACGTGAAGCATCGCGCCCGCCCTGCTTGCGGTCGAACTTGGCCAGCCCGATCTGCTGCGACAGGATCGCCGTGAGCTGCTTTTCGGACAGGGCTTCAGGCATGCTATACGAAGCTCCTCATGTCCCGCTTGGGTGGCGTGTACGGTGTGTGCTTAGTGTCATCGGCGCCCATCACGCCGCAGCGGAAAGCGTCCGCGCCGTGCGAGGCCCAATCGTGCAACGGCCGGGGCCGAAGCACCTGGTTCTTGTCGTCATATTCGCTGCGATACATGCGCAGGCAATCGATGCCTCTGGCGCACTTCTCAGCGTCGAAATACATGCGGTTGAAGCGCAGCCGTGCCGCGTCGATGCCGTCCATCGGCTCGTGCCTTGGGACGATCTCGACCTTGAACTCGCGTTCTTCGAGGAATTCCTTGCGGCTCTTGCCGGTCTGTAGCTCGCGCGCCTCGCCGTCATGCGGCAGATAGTGCGTGTGCACCTTGTACGGCAGCGCCTTGACCCAATCGACGTAGTGGTCGAGGGCGTAGCCGCTGTTCTCGTAATAGTTGATCCAGTGCCATTCGCGGCCGACAATCTGGCCAATCCAAATGGCCATGCTGTCGCTTATGCCCAGATCCCATGCAGCGAATACATCGGCCGAACGCTCGTGCGGAACCTTGCCGATGCGCTTGTCCGTCTCGGCCTGTGCCATCTCGCGGCCGTAGAAGGCGCCAACAATGGCCGCGTCGAAACTACAAAGCATTTCCTGCGCGAACTGCTCTTCGGTGAGCAGCTTGCGCATGCTGATCAGCTCGGCCTCGGGCAGTAACCCGGTTTGATCGGCCCTCAGACGAGCGGTGAACCACTCCGGCGACTTCTGGGCTTCTAGCCAAATGTCGTGGAACGAGTTGCGTCCCTTTGGGGTGCCAATGAAGGTGGCGTTACCCTGCCTGTCTGCAAGGGCTGGTCGGATGACTTCCGGCCATGCCCTAGGGTCCATGTCGGCGTATTCGTCAAGCACTACGCCGTCAAAATACAGACCGCGCATGCGGTCATAGTTGTCCGCACCGTATAGTCGGATGCGTGCGCCATTTTGTGGGAACGCTACCGACAGATCGCTCTCCCGGTGCTCCACATTTGGGATGTTGGCCGTGAACCGCTTGAGATAGGCCCAAGCCACATCCTTAGATTGCGTATAGGTCGGACTGATATATGCGTACCGGCCATCAGGACGTTGACAACGCAACGCGGCGTCCACCAAGTCCATGACGCATGCGACCGTCTTGCCCGCTCTGCGGTGCGCAACGATGCAGGCCCATCGTTGCGTTCGCTTGTGGAAGTCAGCAAACTGCGCTCGAGCCTCATAGCCCAGGCTTACTTCAACTGTTGTCAATGGGCGTCCTTAAGCTGGGACGCTGGCGGCCTTCTTGCGGTTCTCAGTCCGTGTCAGAATTTGCAAGTTCCAATGAACGTGCAGCCCGCACAGATGTTCGCCCTGCAACGGGTGGATGTGATCCACCTCATGTGGCACGCCAGTCTCCACCGTTATCCGGTGCGCTTCTTCGTAGACCGCCGCTATTGCTCCCATGTCAGCCCATGGCGGGGTTGCTCGGAGCTTTCGCGCCTTGCGCGCAGCGACATAGGCGGGAAACTTAGCCTTGTTCTCCCGGTAGTGCCGCCTGACACGCTCGCGGTGTAGTTCCGGGTTCTTTTCTCGACTGGCGCGTTGCCGTGCTATGATCTTGTCGGCGTTGCGACGGTACTGCTCTCGCCCGGCAGCCAGCCGCTCTTCCCAATGCTCTTTGCTGCGGGCGTAGGACTGAGCTGCAAGCTCCTTGACCCGTTCTGGGTTGGCCTTGCGCCATGCAGCTGATCGTTCCCGCGCACGCCGCTTTGCCTGATCTGCTTTCGTTTCGCCCGGCAATAAGGGCTCATCAACCTTGATGCGACGCCCTTGCGGGTTGCCGCTCTGACCTGGTTTCCACATGCCAGCTTATATGGTGACGCGCAGCAATACGCGCAAGAGTCACGTTCTAGGAACGCCTGTCACAATGTTGAATGTTATCGGCCCGCCGTCCGGGCCAGAATGCTCGACAGCCTTCAGGTCGGGGACGGTCTTGGACAACAGCGCCTTGATGCTATCAATCTGCCCGCGAGTTAACGTCTCTTCTTTTGAAAGAGCGTTTTCCTGCAAGCGGTTAATGAGCTGACTGGTCTTGATCTTGGCCTTCACCTCATCGGGGTGGAAAAGCTGCTTTCTCGCTGCCATGTTCTGTGAAGCCGTTGAGGCGGCTTACTCCCTGCGACTGCCGAAGCTTGGTCGCGCGTGAATGTGGTTAGTCCAAATAAATTTGATGCCCGACTGCATTTTTGTCCAACTTCCTTGTTGACATCGTACAAGAAAGTTCTATGTTTAGGTCATCAGCAACGGAGACCGCAAATGACCAAGACCCTCAGCGAAAAGATTGCGGACGCCGACATGAAGGGCAGCAATTGGCTTGCCCGCGCCAACCAAGCTGCGGAACGTGGCGACCACGAGAAGGCCGAGCGCATGTACGAAAAGGGCCAGAAGTGGCTGGACCTCTCCAACAAGCTCCGGGGGTGCGGCGAGTGAGCGCCGCCGCCTTTGTGAAATGGCTTGCCGAGATGAAAGAAGCCGGGTTGGCTCGTTCTGACGCCGCCGCGGCCCGTCTGTTGGGCGTGTCGGCAAATTCCGTTGTGTCGATGAAGCAGCGCGGGTCCGATGTTCGGACGGCACTTGCCTGTCGTGCCTTGCTCCACAGGCTTGAGCCGTACAAATAGGTCCGTAACGGGTTAGCGTTACGAGCCTTGATTGATTACCAGACCGGTGCACCCCGCATCGCTTGCCCGGACGGATTTCGAGGCCCGTCTACGGTCGCTTCCTGGGCAGTCTGGTCTCTGAGCCCTAGCGCTTGGCTGGGGCAATTTCGTGGACGCATTCGCGTTACCATAAAAACTTAGACACCGATTTGCGGGTGAGTGCAAGCGTTTTGTTGCGAGCGATTGATTTGTGCACAATCGGTCACGCGGCCTGCCTCTCAAGTAGCTTGTAGTGCTTCGCCAGCGCGTTGCAGGCCGTCCGCACGTCGCCCAGCAGCGTGTCGAGCATCACATCCTTGACTAGCATCGTGTAGAGCGAGCCGTAGAGGTTGCCCTGTAGCCGGATTTCGTTCTGCTTCTCACGAATGGCGAGGATGGCCCCCGCGTAGTCCTGTTCCCACTTGGCGAGCAGCGCCAGGTTCTCGACCAATACCGGCCTGCCCCGCACTGCATTAAGGTCGATGGCGCCGGGGTGCGGCTGTGGCGCGTCGATTGCCCGGAGATGCCGATGGTAGCTTTCGAGGAACTGCATCGCCGCGTCGTACTGCGCCTGTGTGATCTGGCCTTGGAGGCAGTACCGCCCAATGGCTGAGCCTGCCTTCTGATCGCGGGAGTGCTGAGGCTTTACGCCCCAGATACGCTCTCTAGCGCTTAGACCCACAGACAGCACGTCACGCTGCTCACGGTCGAGCCCGTCATTCTGGCGCTCGGCTTTGTCCTCGATCTTGCGAGACAGCTTGCCGTTCGGCTCGCGTTTGCCGGCTTTGCGCTTCGGTCCTCGTCTAGTCATATGCCCCGTATCCCCCGGAGTTAGTACAAAAAAGTTGGTTGCGCCTCTTGCAATCTATCCAAGCTGCTTGTATATAGAAGTCATCAGCAACGGAGACGCCAAATGACCAACGCCCTCATCAACGAAGCCGCCGACATGATCGCCGAGTTCGACCCGGCTGCTGCCTCGATCTTCCGCAACCAGCCGTTCAATCGGCGCGCGATTGCCTACGCTTTCGAGCGTGGCTTCCGCACTCACTCCACCCACTCGTTCGCGGTCTGCAAGTTCCTTCGCGCCGTCGTGGCCGCCGACAAGGCTGACCGCGCCATTGAGGCAGCCATCTGAATGTGGGAAATCCTCAACGCCAACATGAAACGGTGGGGGAGCGAAACCTACCCCACCAGAGAAGCCGCGCTCGCTGAGCTCAAAGCCTTCTGGAAAGGCGTCTCCGGCGTTAAGCTCGACAAGTTCACCATTCGCGAAGTGAAGGCCGAGAAGTGACCGCGACCGACTTTCGCCTGTGGCTCGATGACATGAAGCAGGCGAACCTTGCGCGCTCTGATGCAGCCGCTGCTCGCCTGCTCGGCGTGTCCGCAAACTCCGTTGTGTCCATGAAGCAGAAGGGCGCAGACCGCCGCACCGCGCTTGCCTGCACGGCCCTGCTCCATCGGATGGAGCCTTACGGGGGATAGTGTCTGTCTCGCTCAAGTTCCTGCTCCTGATGGGGTGGGGTTACAGCGCGATTTCTTTGAACTTCGTCACGACTTTGCGCTCGTCGCTGTGATGAACCATGATCGCCTTGACCACGCCGAACCGACGCAGCTCTTCCCAGTACCGTTCGTCGTTGCCGGAATTCAGCCCCAGTTCCAGCCAGCGGATGAACTCCTCGGGCTTCTCACGGATTTGATGGATGTAGTCGTGGTTGAATTCGACAATCGTCCTCATGCTCATTGGTCGAATTTCCTCTGCAAATCACTGATGGAATGCTAGTCTAAATCACCCTGAAATACCAGCATTTCCGGTGCGTTCAGCCGTTTGTGCACGCTTCACTCTCTGTCCTTTCGTTCCATCTACAGCAGCCATTCGCGCGTAATCACGCCGCTGCCTCGTGGTCCTCGCTGTCACCCGCATCCCAATACGCATTGGCCTTCGCTATGCGCCTGCGGTGACGCTCCTGTGGGTTGTCGTCGGGATCGCTGGCGAGCTTGCCGACAACAGCCTCGACCATTGCGCGAACGCGGGCTTGGCTCTCCGGTGTGCGCTCGACATCGGGCGGGGGAAGCTTGGGACGGAACGCGCGCTCTCGGGCCTCACGGTCCAGTCGTAGGTTCATCTGCCGGCGGCATTCCGCGCCGAACTCAGAGGGCTTGGGACGGAAGCCGGGGTTGATACCAGGCGCAATGCCCTTGACCATCAGATCAACTGCGGCCTCCACGTCGTCGGCTGGATAGTCGTCCGCGACGAACAGGTACGCCCGCAACAACTCGTCGCCATCATCCGTTGCCTGAGAGGGCCACAAGGCGAGGATACGCTGGATTTGCCGGAGTTTCGCTTGGGGTGACTGCATCGAGTTGTTCCATCAATCGGTTGGCTGCTTCGAGGGCTGGGTTGCGTTTCGGCTCCGGCCCTGCCCTTGCGATCGGCGTGGCGACCTCATCGGTCCAGCGCTCCTGGTGCAGCCACGTCGCCGGGTTGCACCACGGGCGGTCGTCGGTCTTCGAGGCATAGCGCCCTAACCCCGCCATGATGGTTTCGAGCGGGGCCTTGCGGCGAGCCACGGCGAACTTGCCCCTGGCGTCAGCCTTCCCGACCCGGTGCGGATACGCCGGCCAGAAGGTTTCCTCGAACTCCCGGTTCCACTGCGCCGAAAAGGCGGCGGGGGAAGAGCCCCCTTTAGGGGGCGAAGGGGGTACTGGGTTAGGGTTAATTTCTTTAGGGGGTGTGGGGGGGATTTCTTTATCAGGGGAAGGGTGTTCCACACCGTCACTGGTGACGCTTTGTGACGGTTTGTTACGGCGGTAACGCTCTTGCCGAATGGCGCCAGCGGAACGCGGCTGAGCGCTCGCACCGAGAATGGCGGCTCGGGTGACGACTTCTGCCGCATCGATAGGGTCCAGCCCCTTCTCGACCAACTGCTCGATGAGAGCTCTAACCTCGCTCACTCGTCTGAATCCTTGTTCCAGTTCCTACCGTGTTCTACTATTGTTCTTGGCGCCCATTAAGGCCCCATTAACCAAAATCGACCGTCGGGAGCGCCTCAGGCGTGACTAGTGTGGATTGTGGGGGAATCCGAGGTGGTGCCTTGCATTCACAGCACCGGCATCAGCGATTGGTGCCCGTAGGTTCGCTCTTGAGCCGTCGCAGCTCGGGCAGACTTGATCGCTGAGCGCTCGAAATTCGTCCCCTCCCCAACCGACCAGTTGAGATGGTGCTGGCAGTACGACTTGCCATCTACGGACGGCGCCCCGCAGAACAGGAACGGGCTATTCTCACTGACCGGCCACTTGCACATGCCGTCGCGCAAATCGATCAAAGGCCGTGGCACCGTGCCTAGCAGCGGTTCCCATGCTTTGCCGGTCGGGATCGGACGTTTCGGCAGGGGCGGCAGTCTCGCCTCGGCTGCACGCTGCAAGGGTGCAGGCTTTGGCTTGCGTGTCCCTGTCGGGTGGTGCGAGCCCTTCTTGATCGGCTTGCGCTGCACCTGGGTGGCGTTGCGCTTGGGCAGGCCCAGCCGCGCCACCTTGCCCAGTACAGCACAGCGGGATACGCCCAATTTCTCGCCTATGACGGATGCCGACAGGTCGCGATCCGCCCAGAGCTGGCGCAGCGTGGCCTCGCGGTCAGGCGTCCACACCCAAACATCGCGGCCGCTATTCACGTTACCCATCAGGCTGCCCTCGCCATCGCAGCTCGCCTCTGCCTTGGAAGCAGGCCAAGCGCGTTGAGGACCGACGTTCTGTCGCGATGGAACACGCGACCGAGACCGCGCGGGCTCAGGGACGGGCAGTGCGTCTTGACCAGCCGCATTGCCTCGTGCCTGGCTCGCACGATAGACGGGAACCGCGACGTGCCGATGATTGCCCGATAGGACATGCCGTGCTTTACGGCGACGTATTGGATGATATTGGTTGGCGAGGGATAGGCGTAGAAGTTGAACGGCGTTTTGACCCGCTTGGGCTTCGGTTCTTCAGGCGGCTCATCTGCCACCGGCTCGACCACCACCGGCACGCGGCCGATAAGCTCGCACGACACGCGCCGCACTGGTGTCACCGGCATTCCGAGCCGTGTTCTGGCTTCGGCATATCGAGATTGCTGTTCTGCCAATGCACCCATATTCAAACGCCCCTATGCTGCCTTACGAATTGTCACATGCACGGCTCCGCCCTTTACGGGAGAACCGAGTTGGTAGGTCGATACGAAACGGCTGTCGTCTATGCCGAGCGCGTCAGCTATGCCGTCCTGCGCCGCCTTGTGCTGGGCTATGAGGTTGTCCACGTCATAGCGACGACGCGACGGCGGGCAGAACTCCCAGGAGAGATGCGGACGCGGCCATTCAACTTCGCGACGACCAATCTGCTCCAGCACTAGGCAGAAGGCGTTATGTCTTGCCTTCCCCACCGCATTTGACCTTACGGCCCAATGGGCTCGCGAGTTTGGCGACAACACTTTGTTCGGCCACGGCAGCGTGACCATGATTGCGTTCGGGGTCTTGTTCATCCCGTCCCAAGCCCCTGCCGGTGCCTGTACTTCACGTTCTTGTCTGAGCATGTCGTTCATGGGGGTTAGGCGGCCTTCTCATCAGTAAGGATGGATAGCTGCTCGGCTGGCTTGGGAGCGGCGACGAACATGTCGGGCTCGCGCAGGGCTGCGGCAATCCGCTTGCACGCAACGGCAAAGTGATCCGGGTCTTGCTCGATGCCGGTGAACAACCGGCCTTGCTTTACAGCGGCCACTCCCGTGCTCCCCGATCCGCAGAACGGGTCCAAAATATTCGACTCCCCGAGGAACGCGAGAAGCCGCTCCATGAGTGGAATAGGCTTCTCATTTTTGTGGTGTTTGAACGACCAACTTGGTATTGTTGCTACGTCCCACACGGACGTTTCAAAGGTCTTCCCCTTGATGCCCTTCTCACCGAAAATCCAGATACGCTCGTCCCGGGGCGCAACTGGAGAAGGAGGGCCAACGTGGAGATCCTTTGCCCACACGATTTCCGCCCTGAGTGGGAACCTGATAAAGTTTGCCACGGCCTCGCGCTTTCGCCACTGCCCAAACCACGCAACTATGGGCGCCGCGTCACAGACCACACCCCATGCAGGGTTCAGCTCCTTGTCCCAATCGCTTTCAGCGTGCCAAGTATTAGTTCCCCCGCGACGGTTCTTCGAACCCTCTATCGGAGCGTCCTGAATGCCGAACGGCGCATCAGTGACAACCGCGCCGAACCTCCCTAGCGTTGGGATGATTTCGAGCATGTCGCCCAAGTGCATTTCGACGCCCTCGGCAAGCTGTTCAACGCGGGGCAATTGCAGCCTCCATGAGGTGGTTGCCAGCGGCTGGCTCCCAGACCTTCTGCCCCTTGACCGTGATGTGCCGCAACAGCGCTTCCGTCGCCCACGGCTCGGTCTGATAGAGGTCGTTTTCCTTGCGGGCATAGTTCGACGCCACAACGGTCATCGTACTTCCTGTTCTTGTCTGAGTATGTCGTTCATGGGGGTTAGGCGGGTGAGCGGTTTGAATTGTCGCCAGAATGCTCAGTGTGGTTGGACATCTGAGCGCCGTTGCAAACCCCAGCGTTGTGATTGCGGATTGCCCTCAGGATACTGAAGTCGCCGGGTCCGCGATAATTGCAGGCGTGGCCGTCGCACTCGACGTATTTGCGGCCACTCTCGTATTCATAAATGTTGAGGTAGTCCGTCCGCTTGCACTGGGGGCATGGCTTCATCTTTGGGTAGGTCATAGATGACCCTCCCCATCGCAGGCTTCGCACACCTCTGCGCCGCCCAGCACAAGCTGGTAGTCGGGTGCGGAGGTGACGGTCACGTAACCCGTCCCCCGACAGTACGGACACTTGTCAAGGTCAACGCCAGTGCCGTCATCGTATGGTTCGAAGTCGTTGCAGCAGTCGCAACGACCATCTTCCGCTGATGGATTAATGTGTGCTCCGCACACTTCACAGCGTTCGCTCACGTCTTCCCTCCGCACATGGCTTGCTCTACTGCCCGATAGGCGATGAGATGCTGTTCAAGCTCGCTCAGCTTGTTCGCTGCCAACTCGGCTCGCAGCTTGGCTGTGGTTGCACGTTGCCGTTCCTTTGCCGACATACGTGGCTTACGAGGGCCGAACAGCATGGCGCGACCAGCACGACGGGCTATGGAACGGAGTGGGGCTAGGATGTGCGAGGTCATGTCAGGTCCAGGTCCTTCATGACCTGCTCGACGCTGTCTGTGATCTGATTGACCTGCTCGGTTCGCGCGTAGTTGAGGCGAACGCGGAACCCGAGACCGAGAAGGATGAAGGTCGCCTCGACGCCGCCCATAATGAGGTCGTCCTCAACCTCAATCTTGATCGGGTGGAATGTGTACCAGTTGCAGTGGCCGAAGAACTGCGACCACTCCTCGATGCCGACTAGGTAAAGGCCGGTGTAGCGATCTGAGCCGCCAAGCAGCTTGAGTCCGTCGCTCATCGCCCCTGCTCCATCAGCCCAACAGCGGCACAAGCAAGACAGCCGAGCAGACACGCCCAGCCGAGCGGGGACGGACCTAGCAGCGCACAGCAGCACAGCAGCGCGAAGGCGTCGGCCATGAGGATGATGCGGGAGGGGGTCATGGTTCACTCCCCTCTGATCCGGTAGAGGAGAGTTCCCATGCGACGATCCACAGGCACAGCAGAACGCCACCAATGGCGCCAGCCAGCAGCGCATTGATCCACGTACCGGGTAGCGACGAGACGGCCATATTGACGTTTATGGCAATGGCGGCAGCGCTAATGAGCGTGCTAAGCCAAACCCGCTTTGCGAATAGCCTGATCATTTCACCGCCCCTTTCCGAGCCATCGCTTCAGTCGTTGTCGTGAGTGGCGTTGGAGACATCTTCTCCGCGTCCGCCAGTAGCTGCCCAGCGGTGCCCAGCCACCTGCGCGCTATGAAATTCCTGGTCGATCTGCTCAAGGCGTGCCTCCATTTGAGCAAGGCGCGCCTGTAAATCCTGAAACTCATTCCTGTTGGCCTCTTCGATCTTGCGGTTCAGGGCCTCAATGTCCGTCGCTTCCTCTGCGCGTAGGCTCACGCCGTCCTCGGCGTTGTAGACGGCCCGCACACGGCGTTCCGTCCAGCGGGTAAGTTCCTTCGCAAGCTCGCGAAGCCTCCCCTTGTGGTTCATCGTCGGCCACCTGCCGGCGGCGTACATCCGTAGACTTATCTGCGCGGTGCTCACGGCACTGTCCTTGTCGGCTGACGTTTCCAAGATTTCGGCCTTTCGTTCGTGTCACGGTTCGGTCGTTGGAACGTGAGTCCACGAAAGGACGTTGACGAATGGCGATGCAGCACATTTCCAAGGCCCTGGCAGGCGTAATGGCTGACATCGAAGCGAAGCGGGCGGCTAACGGCCCGCACGAATTTGGCCCGAGCCACAACCGCGCTAAGCGCAAAGCGGGCTCGGGGGCGCAGAGCAATAGGGAGGATGACTCTGCGCACTTGCTCACCGGGGAGACCAGCCGGGAGCATGGGAATGGGGTGTCTCGGTCCAGTGGCGACCAGACCGAGACGGGTACGCACGTTAGGGGTAGTAAAGCAGACAAACGATCGAACGCCGGGGACACAGTGATTTTGACACGGGACCCCCTTGTTGATGTTGCCGACAGAGCGCTCATGCGCCCTGCCCTGACCGTAGCCAGGAATATGCGCGTCACGTCCCCCGACGGGCTTCCCCACCCGGTGGCGCGCATTTTTCTGGTCACGATTGACGGTGTGCGTGTTCATGCTGGCTCCGTCTCGTTATGAGGGAGCCATGACTTGAATAGCGCGAGGTCGGCAGCCTTCTGCTCATCGGTGACGAGCGGGCGGAAGCGACGGACGTAGAAGCCAAACCGTACTTGCGAACCCGCCAGCATGATGCGAGCGCCAGCGCCGAGGCCGCCCCATACGCCGGAGATGGTGTAGACCTGCCCCGCGTCGAGCGCGTCCCACTTCAGACTGGATGGATCGAACTCTTGCTGGCGGTCATTGATGCAAACCACCTTGGCGCCGACGCGCGCCCATGACGGAATGTCAGCCATGCCGAGCCTCCGAATGACGCGCAGCGACACGCGGCGTAGCAATGCCGCTGCGATCCGCGGCGTTATGCCGGGGATGGGAATTGGACATGCCGGCAAGACTGTGGGGGTCCGGGCCGGCATGATCCCCAGCGTCGTGCTGGGAATGAGAACTGGAATAGGCAGGAGCGACGTGTTGAGGGCGCGCTACGCCGCCCCTGCCCGGCCCGCCGTGGTTACTGGCGGTATTGGTGTTGTGTGTGAGCGCCCCGAACATGGTTCAGCTTGACTCCGCACCAGCCTGGCGGGCTTGATCCGAGCGATCGGAGGGGGCGTCATGGACCGCGACACACAAGGGTATCGGATACGGATAGGCGCGCAGCTCGCCGCCATCGAGCACATGGTTATTCACCTGTTTGCCCTCCAAGCCGCGATGCTGGACGACAAGCAGTTTGCTCAGATGGAAATGACGTGGGCTGCTGGCGTGGCGTCCCAAACAATTCCGGGAGTTGATGCCGCAAGCTCCGACCTACTAGCCGACGAGTTAGGTCAGCAAACCCTTCGCCTGTTACGTGGCGTAGCAGAAGCTCGGAAGATGATGCGTGAACGGATGGGGTGAGCGTCATGGCTATGCTGCCTTCGCCTTCCGCTTCTCGACCTGGCGCTTGCTGGCCATCTCCACGAAATCGTCGGTCGTGTAGAGAAAGCCGTTGGCACGAGCGATGCGGATCAGCTTCGGCCAGTGGTCGGTCGCAACCGAGCTGCGGTCGCGCATTTTCTTGGCCGTGTTCTCCCCCAAGCCCATTGCATCAGCGAAGGATTTGACCCCGCCGAGGGCTTGGATTAGGGTGCGAAATGTAGCGGGTTTCTCGATCATCGGTACGTTCAGTACCAGAACAGCAGGGCATGATCAAGTACGAAATGCGCCAAGCCCGTCGGTACGGTGCGCGCCATGACAACTCCCGGCGACCGACTCAGACAGCTCAGGATCAAAAAGGGCTTCCCCTCCGCCAGCGCAGCAGCGAAGGCGTTCGGCTGGCCGGAGCACACCTATAAGTCGCATGAGAACTCGACCCGGGGTGTTCGGCTCGACGCCGCCCGAAAATATGCACAGGCTTACGGGAGCACTGCCGCCTACATTTTAGGCGTTGGCAACGGGAGCGAAGCCCGGACCGTTAACCAAGTGGTAAGCGTGCCGGTAATTGCCCGCGTGAGCGCGGGAACCTTTCGCTACGATGAACCTCAAGAATTTGAGGGGGTTTCGGTGCCAGCGGTCCCACGGGCTGATGTGCCCGCCGCATTGCAGTATAGTGTCATAATCGACGGCCCCAGCGTTAATAAACGCATACCGGACGGCGCCTACGCAATTTGCGTGCCGTATGAGAGCTTCCCCGGCGGTGCACAGCATGGCCAACTCGTGCATGTGGTGCGAGAGCGCGCGGGCCTGCATGAGAACACCATCAAGGAACTGCGGTTTACGCCCACCGGCATGAAATTGATGCCGGTTTCCACCGATCCCCGATACCAGGACGAGGTTGAGCTAAGTTCCGGGGATGACGGTGAAATCGTCCGTATTCACGGCATCGTTATAGGTAGCTTCACACCTCTCTAGACACATTTCGCACCGTTAGGTGCATTTTGCGCTTGCGTGTCGGTACGTTCTGTACCATATTCCATCGTGTCAGCAGCGAATACGACGCTGCGCAACGCGGGAGACGCAAGAATGGCCAACTTCCTCGACTTCGCCGCCGAAATCATCCTCCCCGCCGTCGCGCTCATCGCCGGCGCGGCCGGCGCCTTCTACCTCATCGGCCTCGTCTGCATCGCCCCCGCTGTCGGCCTCTAAGGAGCCTCTTATGGACAAGATCGACCCCAAGACCATCTCCGCCAACGAATACGCGGCGATCATCGCCAAGGCCGTCAAGGCCGAGACCGGCGACTTCAAGAAGGCAATCGCGGCGTTCAAGGACGCCGAAGCCGAACATAAGGCCCGCTACGGCTACTAACAGCCTCGCCGCCAGCCGCCCGCGTGTCGGACGGCTCACCGTGAGACTGACCTCACAAGCAGCTCAGGACGCTGCACCGCAATCAAGGGCCGCATGACGCGGCAATGGGGAGATGCCCGATGGCAACCGAGACACGCTTTGTCGTTAGATGGACGCCCTGGTCGGACGTTAAGGCCGCCGCTCGGCGCGCCGGTTGGGTCGATGGCGACGAACACACATCGCCCTCAGACCACGTTGACGTTCACAGCTTCGGACGGCGCCGCGAGTTCCACATCTTTTCTCAGGCCGTGACGTTCGCCCGCAGCGTCGCTGACGATGACGCTTGGGCCTGCCCACACATCGACCGCGAAGCCCTCACCACGCACGACACGGACGACCGTGGCCGCAAGGTTCGCGCTGTCCAGACGTGGGACCGCGAGGCGACTTGGGAAGTCTTCGCAGAGGAACCGGACCCCACCGAGGACAACCCGGACGAACTCTACAGCGAAGCCATCTGACCCCCGCCATCCACAGCAGACACAGGAGCGAATGAATGGACCACTCTCCCAAGATCGGAACCCTCCGGGTCGGCGATGCCGCCGAGTACGGTCGTGTCGGCTTCGTGATCGAACAGTACCGCTACGGCAACTCAGATGAGCCGGATTGGTGCGTGCCCGGTTGGATTGAAGACCAATGGGGCGAGACGGGCTTCTTTGCGACGGCTGAAGCCGCGCGCGACTTCCTCGCAATGGTCACTGCCTGACCATGACCTCGCACATCGAAGCCTTGAACCGCTACGAGCGCAGCACGCCATGACCCGCCCCTCACCGTACACCAGCTATCTCGGCAACTACAACGGCGACAGCCCGACAATACCGCTGCGCGCTGTCCTGGTTCCGCAAGAGCCGCTTGGCGAAGTCGATCCGACGCGGCCGACGCTCGTCGCATACCGTGGATATGACTACCGTCATCAAGGCATGTTCCTGCGCCCGTTCTACTACTTCGACGGCGCAATTTGGCGAGACACGCTGACCGATGAAGCGTGGCGCTCAGTTCACACACGTTCGGAGGCAGCATGAGCAAGGCACCAGACTGGTACGAAACATATTCTCGCGATGAACTTGGGATGCCAGAGACATGGCGCATCTTCAAGTGGGAAGCCGTTGGGCCAGTCCACGGCCCTCGGGCGGCGCAGTCAGTCGTCGTCTGTGGCGCGATCGTACCTGACAAGACGCGCGGAAAGTACAAAGGCTGTCCCGATTGGAAGTCCCGCGACAAGCGCGACGACATCTCACTCGCCATTCCGATGCTCGCACTCGACGCTTTCAAACTCAAGTGGGAGGCGAACCACAACGCCTGCCATAAGTGCGGCGGCGATGGGCAGGAGTTGGCTGGCTGGTCGTCCACCGAAGGCAGCAGGTATCGCCCGTGCAGCCGCTGCAACGCCACCGGCTTACCTCCGGCGATAGCAGCATGACCAAGCCCCATCCCGACGATGTAGCCGCTGTCATGGCAGCAAACAAGCAACGCCTATTGGCAGTGATCGAAGCAATCAAGCCAGCAGTGGCCTCATACCTGCGGGAACGCGGGGAACGTCCGAACAGCATTGGAGAAGCAGCTTAAATGCATCTTTGGGAAGCGGACCACGCCTACTACTGCAACGAGGGCAACTACTACTCTCGCGAGAGTACCGGCCAGAGCTACAAAAGGTTGCAGGATTTTCTTGACGATGAAGCCGACGCGGACCTCGACATGAACCTCGTCTTTCGCTGGGATTGGGTAGAAGGCGAAGACTACGGTGCCCAGCCATATGCTGGTGACGATAACTACCGCAATGGCCTGTTCAAGGTCTTCTTCATGGGGCAGCGCAAGGGCATCTACCGTCACGCCATTGTCGAGGTTTGCCGAGCCGACGAGCCTGCCGTCATTGCGTACCTCCAACCACGCCTGAAGCACCTAATGGGGTTATGGGCGCCGCTGGTCGAGGCAGCAGCATGACCGCCCTCATCCTTCGCCTCAACGCCAACCCGACTCTCGTTCCAGTCATGGGAGCGGTTGGCATGTTCATCATGGGCGCTTTGTTAGGATACGCCATCGGGCTGTCGTATGAAATGCACTACGTGGAGATGCAGTGATGAAGCTCACCCCCGCTCAGCTTAAGGCCCTTTTGTGGGTCAAGGCGCATCAGCCGGTTGGCAGCTTTCCGATCACGGAAGTGCGCCTGCAAATGGTGAAGAAACTCCAGTCCATGGGACTGCTCGAAGTCTCGGGCAAAGAGGCTCGCGGCTTGTTCTCATTCCAATTGTACCGCCTGACCGAGGCCGGCTCTGCGGCGCTCAACGCCTACGTGGAGATGCAGTGAAATGAACCTCAGTTCTCACGCCGAATATGCTCCCTTTGTCACCGACCCGGAAGCCGTTGCTGCGAGCTGGTACGCGCATGCAAAGGGCTCAGAGGAACGCGCCGTCCTGTACCGTGAATGGGCGCGTGCCGCCAAGACCGGCTTGGAAAAAGCCAGGTGGCTTAGCGAGGCCGAGAAGCAGGACGATCAGGCTGCGTTTGCCCATCAGAAGCACATGGAATGGCTGGAGACGATCCATGCCTGACATCCTCCAAATCCACACCGACATTCTGCTGCGCGAGATCGAGCGGCTGAAAGCGCTGTACCCAGAGCTGGCTGATGACGAGACCTTGTTGGCCGACACGATAGAGGGCTCGACCCGATTTGAGAGCGTGCTTGATCGGTTGAACGTCGCCTACCTGGAAGTCACCGGGCTGCGCGAAGCGACATTGATGCTCAAGCAGACAATGCAGGACCGCGCCGACCGTTTCGAGCGGCGGGGTGAAGGCATCAAGGGCCTGATGCTGTCCGTCATGCTCGCAGCCGGGCAGCGCAAGGCCGTGCTGCCATCCGGGACAATCTCAGTCGCCAATGGACGGGACAAGCTGGAGCTGGACGACGACTTTCACGCCCAGGGCTACATGCGCGTGAGAGAGGAACCGATGAAGTCAGACATCCTGACCGCGCTCAAGGCCGGCGCAGAGATACCCGGTGCACGCATCGTGAAGACACCGGAACATTTGCAGGTGCGGACATGAACCTCAAGGACCTGCACAAGCCGTTTCCGGCGAACGAAATCGAGTGGCGCGTCGGCAGCACCAATTCCGAGAAGACGCGCGGGCTCGCTCTCGCCTACCTCACCGCCCGCCACGTTATGGAGCGGTTGGACGAAGTATGCGGCCCTGAGAACTGGCAGGACCGATACGAGTTTCATGGCTCGCGAACGGTCTGCTACCTCAGCATCAAGATCGGAGACGAGTGGGTTACGAAGGCTGACGGCGCCGGAGATAGCGACGTAGAGGCGGAGAAAGGCGCCATCAGCGATGCCTTGAAGCGCGCCGCCGTGAAGTGGGGCATCGGTCGCTATCTCTACAGCCTCGTCAGCCCGTGGGTCGAGCTTGAAGCCGCAGGCCGGTCCTACCGCATCAAGCCGACTGAGTACGCCAAGCTCGAAAGGCTTATGGCGGGGGCGACGATGCCGGAAGAGCCGCCGCAAGCTGCTGGTCCCTATTGGGACGCCCGGTTCGCTGTCCGCGATGCCAAGACACTGGACGCCGCGCAGGAAGCGTTTGCGGCAGGCTGGAAGGCAACGACAGACACCAAGTTGCGCAGCGAGTTGAAGGCCGAATACGTGACCGTCAAGCAGTCACTTCAGAAGCCTCCGAAGACGCTAGGCGAGCACCTTGATCGGCTCCAAGAGCAGGCAGGCGCCAATTGACCGACCATTCGAACATGCCCTGGTCTGAGCAATTTCGCGTTGCCGCAAAGGCGTGGGTGGAATTGGACAAGGCCGCCACCATGCTTGAGGAGACCAAGAAGCTGGTCTTCGCGCAGAAGGTGAAGGCGCTTGGCGACATGGCGGTGAACCGAGCCGAGAACACCGTGCTCGCTACCCCAGAATGGCACGACTACGTCACCCGCATTGTCGAGTCCCGATCCGCTGCGAACCTCAAGAAGGTCCAGATGGAATACCTGCGGATGCGGTTCAGCGAATGGCAGAGCGACGAAGCCAACAAGCGGACGGAGGCGAGGCTGTGAGGAAGCTTACCCATAACGAGGCAACCGCGCTCGACATCATCGCACGCCGTGGCGCGCTAGTCCCCGGTGACGCCATCCCTGACTGGTCGCAGGCCGGCCTGATGCATGCCCTCAAGGGCCTTGTCAGCAAGCATCGGGTGCGGGTCGAAATGACAGACGATGGGCCGCGCTACACGCTGACCGATCTCGGGCGCGCCGATGCCTCGTAGCGTCGAAGAATGGATCGGCAAGACGCCGAACGCCAAGGTCCCGCCTCGCGTCCGCCTGCGCATCTTTGAGCGCGAGGAAGGCAAATGCTGGATCAGTGGCCGCAAGATCAGGCCGGGCGACCTATGGGACCTAGATCACAAGGTGGCGCTCATCAATGGCGGCGAGCATCGCGAGAGCAACCTGTTCCCTGCCCTGCGAGACAAGCATCGCGAGAAGACCCGCGAGGACGTAGCCGAGAAGGCCAAGGTCTACGCGGTTCGTTCCAAGCACATCCTGCCTCGTCCACCCTCCCGGCTACGGTCCAAGGGGTTCGATAGGGCGCCGCGCCAAAATTCTGCAACGCGTAAGATCAACAAATGGGGACTGGTATGACCTACGAACCGAAATCGACCAACCGACAGATTGCCGAACTGATGAAGCAGCAGACGTTTGACGAGCGAATGGAGATGGCGTCCATCTTCCGCGATATGGCGATTGATGCCAACAACGACGACCAGGAATTGGACCTCAATTGGTTCATGCACGCCTTCGACAATTGGGCTTCGGCTGAGATCGGAGATGAAGCATGACCCTCCGTCTCGGTATCATCCTCCTGCCCCTTGTCGCCCCCGCCGTGCTGCTCCCGCTTGCGGCGTGTGACCACAAGGATTTCACCGAGTCCGCCGACAGGGTTGAAGCAGTGCTTCGCGGCGATCCCCCTCCTGATGCTGGCATGTATATGGCTGAGCTACCGGCATCATCGGAGGAAGCTGTTGCTGCTATAGCTGCTGCTGACGAGCCCATCGTGGCTGAGCCGTTGGCGGCGACTGAGCCGAGCAGCAGCGAGTACGTCGCTACGGCGCACCAGGTGTGTGAGCCGGATTGGGTATGGCGCGGGACGGTACAGCCCGGCGCATGTCATGTGGAGATGTGGTGATGACGGATAAAGGCGAAGCCATGACCGAAGCCCTAGTGCGGCCCATCATCGGGATCGAAAACAGGACAGCGCAAGAGGTATTCGACATCATGTCTGATCGCATCCGCTCCGCCCTCGAACCCGCACCCTCTGCCGCCGAGATCAGAGAGGCGGCACTGGAGGAAGCGGCGAAGCAGCAAGAGGGAATGGCAAACGCCTACCAGTCAGAAGCATCGACAGCGTCAGATTATGCCGCCTCTGGCCCGATCTATCGAGCGTTCACCGAGAAGGCAAACCTGTATCGCCGGGCGGCACAAGCTATCCGCGCCCTCAAAACCACCACCCCGGACCCGACCTCTGCTGCCCCACCCTCCCGCGAGGAAGGATTGCGGGAGGCGCTGACACCTAGCGCAGCAACGAAAGCTGCATACCTCGGTGAGTTCAAGATCACGCTCCACCGCACTGACGAAGCGGGTGACGAATACACCGAAGACGTGATGGTCCCCTGGACCACGATCAAAGAGATCATGGCTGCGATTTTAGCCCGCGCCCTCTCTCATGCAAATGGAGGCGAGTGATGGCTGACGACAAGGAACTGTGCCAGTGCCCGATTTGCGGCAAGGTGCATCACCATCTGGCGAACAACCCTCCCGCGAGCGCGTCTGAGGCGTTCGCCTACATCCTCAAGACCTCGGATGATCACGGCGTCTGCATAGGTGGCCGCTTCAACGGCTGGCTGATGTGGCTTCACCCGGACGGCAAATGGGTGAGCGTGCGGAAACTGGAGCGGGTTCAGCCATGAATGACGACAAGGAACTGGTCGCCCTACTCGTTAAAACCAACGGCGGCCGTCAGACAATCGTCCGCGACAGCGACGGCGTCACGTTCGTCATGCGCGGGGTCGCGCTCGAAGCGATGGAAGCGGTGCGCGCCTCCGCCATTGAACGCCTATCCGCAATAGAGCAGGAACGGGATGCGTTGCGGGAGGCGCTGACGACGCTGGTCAACGAAAAGGCGCTGGCCGGTGTCCGCGAACTGGTTGCGGGCTGGAACGGCGAAAGCAGGCCGGACGGGCCATACGACCGACATCCGCCGCGTCTTGGCGCGACGTTACCAAAGACCACATGCGGTGCCGTCTACGAACTAGACGAAGCGATGCAATCCGCCCGTGCTGCCCTCAACCAGAGCCGCACCGATGCATAGTCTCAAGCTCATAGCCTGTCTTATCGCAGCATACCTCCTGGTTTGGGGGCTGCTATATCTCGCTGCTTATGTTCGGGAGGTTGTGCGATGAGCGGTAAGCTGCACGGGCCCTACTCGACTGACCCGTTCGCCTGCAAAATCTACGGAACGTCCGACAAGGACTGCGGGCAAGTCACGGTGCTAGACATTCGCGGGTGGGGCTACCTAACAGGGCACGGGCATGGCGCGCTGGGCATGGATGATCATCCCGCTTTCGATGAGCAACAAGAGTTCGCCCAGCGGGTCGTTGATGCACTAAACGCCGCAGAAGGGTTCGCCGCCGCCATCCGTTCTCAGTCTGGGGGACGGGAATGAGCCCGGAGGACGTTCCGTATCGGTTGAAGGACATCCTGCCAATCGCCTACCCAAATGGCGGCATGACGCTGAGCGGGTTGCGCCGGGAGATCGCCAAGGGCAACCTTGTCGCTGAATTAACCGCAGGCCGGCACTTCGTCACCCTGCGAGCCATAGAGGACATGCGCAAGAAATGCCGCGTCGCAGCAAGGGGCCCCGCCTCTGGTACAGGCCGCCGAGGATCGACCGGGGCAAGCCGCGCGCCGGCCAGTGGCTCATCCTCGACGGCACCCGACAGATTGCCACAGGATACTCTGAGGGCCAGGATCGAGAGGCAGAGACAGAACTTGCGCGCTACATCGAAGACAAGTGGCGCCCAACCCGCCGCATCCGCCCGATAGAGGACATTACCGTGGCAGAGGTGTTGGCGGTTTATGATGCAGATGTCGGACCAAAGCAGGTCAACCAGCGCACATACCTATCCCGCCTGGATCGGCTGAATGAGTGGTGGGGCGACAAGAGCCTTGCTGACGTGAACGGGGAGACGTGCCGCGCCTACGCGACCGAACGTGGCAATGCTGGTGGCGCTCGCCGCGACCTTCAAGACCTCGCCGCCGCTATCGGCCACCACGAGAAAGAGGGATACCATCGGGAGACGGTGCGGGTTGTCCTACCGCCCAAGGGGAGGCGCAGGGAACGATGGCTGACCCGCTCCGAGGCGGCGAAGCTCATATGGGCTTGCTGGCGTTACAGAGAGGCACAGAGGCGTCACAGAGGGCCATCGAGGGGAAAGACCCTGCCCACCAGCAAGAAGCCGCTCCAGCACGTCGCCAGGTTCATCCTGCTTGGGCTCTACACTGGCACCCGCGCTGCGGCCATCGCAGCGGCTTCACCATACCGGCAAGATGGACGGGCATGGGTCGATCTCGACGCTGGCATCTTCTACCGGCTCCCGGAGGGGAAAGACGAGACGACTAAGCGTCAGCCACCAGTACGGCTCCCCGCCAACCTTCTTTCCCATATGCGCCGCTGGAAGCGGTCGGCCATCACGACGGGCCATTTTGTCGAGCACAACGGCAAACCGGTCGATTCAGTCAGGACAGGATTTGCCCACGGGGTGCGCCTCGCCGCACTCGACGGCGACATCACCCCGCACACCTTGCGGCACACGGCAGCGACGTGGCTCATGCAGAACGGCGCAGACCTATGGGGCGCCGCGCAGTTGCTAGGGATGAGCGTCGAGATGCTTGAGCGCGTGTACGGACACCATCACCCGGACTTCCAAGTTGCAGCGGTTGCAGCGTTCCGGCCCCGCGCCAATGATACGCCAAAGAAACAGGGCGACAAAAAGCGAACAGACGCGAACGAAAGAGAACGGAGAGAAACGCCAAATGCCTGATTCACAAGGCGTTCATCCTGTGCTAAATCCGCTCATAACGGTCTGGTTGCAGGTTCGAGTCCTGCCGGGCCCACCATCATTTCAGGCTCAGCGCCAAAGAAACCGCCAAAACAAACGCCGTGGTCTAAGCCCGCTGCCCCGGACTTGCGGCTTCTTTGCCGTTCCACCGAGGATTTATGGGCGTTCCGATGCCCTATGTTGCCTGAGTGTTCCGCGTTATCTGTGCTGAACCTGTGCGAAAGAAACCGACATGACAATCCCGCCCCGCATCGATCTCGGTAAGAACATGGCATCCACCATGGCGCAGTGCATGGGCCAGTATCGGCACTGGAAGGAGGGTGAGGTAGAGTCGCATGGCCGGCGCACCGTCATGGGCTTCGTCCTGCCCGACTGGCAGCGCGGACTTGTGTGGACCGAGGCGCAGAAGGTCGCCTTCATCGAAAGCGCCTGGCTGGGCATCCCGCTCGGGACATACTCGTTCAACCAAACGGAGCTTGGGTCGGTCTATGACCACCTGTTGATTGATGGCCAGCAGCGCATGAGCGCCATCGAAGACTACCTCGAAAATCGCTTCAAGGTCTTCGGCCTCTACTGGTCGGAGATCGACAAGCAGCATGAGCGCCGCTGGTCAATGACCACGATGTTCCCCTGCTACATCACCTCGACCGAGAACGAGCAATACCTGCTAGACTACTACAACCTGATGAACTTCGGCGGAACGCCGCACAAGGACAGCGAGCGTGCATAAACCCGCTGCCCCGGACTTGCGGCTTCTTTGCCGTTCCACCGAGGATTTATGGGCGTTCCGATGCCCTACAATGCTGATTTGTTCTCACGTAGCTGTGCAATTCCAGTGCGCTTAGGAGGCGCTGAATGACAGAGCCGGTATTTGTGTTTGGCAGCAACTTGGCTGGTCGCCACGGCAAGGGAGCCGCCCGAGCAGCTTGGAAACAGTACGGGGCAATCCGAGGGCGCGGCGTAGGCCACCATGGCAACAGCTACGCTATCCCAACGAAGGACGCCAATATCCAGACGTTGCCGCTCGTCACCATCCTCGGTCATGTCCGCGACTTTGTCGTCTACGCGAGGCTTAACCCGCAGCTCACTTTCCGAGTGACGCCTATCGGGTGCGGATCTGCCGGCTACACACCCGACCAGATTGGCCCCATGTTTGCGGGGGCGCCTGACAACGTGCTGCTGCCGGATGAGTTCAAGCCATTTGCTACGCGCGCCGCCTAACCTCATCGCCCTGACTGGCGACAAATGGAGATTGGAAGATGCGGAACCTTCGGTTTTGGCTCTTTAAGCAGATCAGCGCATTTGGCTGGTGGGTATGTCCGCCAGATGACAGGCGTGTCCTTCAAAGCGTGATGCCCCAATGGGACGAACTTGGCCACCTGTGGAAGAAGCGATAGGGCGACAAATGGGATGCCCTATGGTGGAGAGGAGACGAGAGATGGCCCGAATGCAAATGTTCTTTGCGAGCGCGATGCTGAGCGCCGGATTTCTCGAGATCGGTCATGTCCCGGCGCTAGTTGCGCTCGCTGCTAGCTCGGCTATTGGTGCGGCGCTTGCCGCTGCCTATCGACCCCGCCAGTCTGGTTCGGTGTAACCGTGATGCTACCGGCAGGACGATGTATTTCTGGCGGGCCGGGCGCTACTCCGGCTAGCGGGTTTTATTGGGAACGTTCGTCCGCCCGAAGGGACGCTCACCCCGCACCGGTTTCCCGAGCCGCCGCGTGTCTGCTTTCCACGCCGCCGCCAGAACTGTAAAATACGATGGAGCCGCGTTCTATTTGCTAGGCGGCGAGTCCGAAAGATGATAGGAACAAACCATGAATGACGCAAGCGAAATGACGGAGTTTGACGAGTTCATGCCGGGGCAATTTTTGCCCGACGCTTACATCTGCGATGCGACCGTTCGCCTATCCGGCGACGACGCTGGTAACTTTGACGAATTGGCTGGCAAGGTATCGTCCGCCCATCTGGAGATGATGGACGACGGCACGATGTGGATGGAGTTCATCCTGCCAAACGAGCAGCGCGTTGTCGTTGTGGCAAGCGCCTCTAAACGAGGCAAGATGACTGTGAAGGTCGAAATAGACCCGTGAGGCGCTAATGGACCGCTCTGAGATACGCGAAGATGCTGCGAGGGCTTTGGAGGAGAGGCGTGTGATGCGTTCGTTTATCTCGGCTGGCTCATTCGAGATCAAGGATCGCGGTACAGCCTACACCGTCTATGCGGACAGGGAAATGAGCCGCGACAAACCAGACATTCTTGGCGAGCGCGTTCTTATCGACGGCACGGAAGCGACCGTCACTGGGGTGGAACGACACCTTCCAACGCATCCGATACGACAGGGCGAGATAATTTCGTTGCTCATTGCACCGCCGTCAGCACCCGCCGCAGTTCATTCGCCAAGCGCTGCCGACGAGGGGTAACGAGGTCACCGTGTTGACGGTGTTCGATATCGAGTTCGTCCAGTAGGGCTTGAGCCAGCTTCCTTACCCTGTCGTTCTGCTCTTTCGAGGAGGGCTGGCTTGACGACACGTTCCATCACCTGCTGAGCAAACCACGCACCATTGCCGATAGGAGCGCGAATGAAATACTTCTCGCCGTCAGGTGCATCGAAGATGACTTCAACGCACAGCTTGCCGTCGAAGGTGGAGACAATCGGCGGGCTTGCGACCCAGACGGATTTCATGCGCGCCCGAGGAGTTCGCAAACTGACGTTGCCGGGACGCTGTACCCGAACCCAGTCAATGCCCCGTACACCATGACGCCGACATTGATGCCCACAACCTGCCCTGCATCATTCACCAGCGCCCCGCCGGACATACCTGGCACGATGGTCGCGTCGAGCATCTCAACCGACTCCCACGGCCCTTCGCTGATCGGCGCCCCGACAATCTTGCCTTCGGAATAGACGCTCTCGACCCCGAGCGGATTGCCATACGCACGGATGTGCTGCCCGATGACGGGAGCATCACAGGACAGCGGGGCAGCATTAAGCGGTGCATCGTCATTGAGCTTCAGCAGCGCCAGGTCTTTCCTCGTATTGACCCAGAGGACGGTAAGCTTGTGCATGCGTCCCATGCTGTCTTTGGCCGACAGTTCGCCGCCCATGTTGGCGACGTGTCCTGCGGTGAGGATGTAGCCGTGTCCAATGTGGACACCCGAGCCCGTCCCGGAGCCGCTGACAAGGGCCACGAACGGAGTGGCCTGTGTCTCGGCGGCAACGGCAGGAACGGGGTTGAGGAATTGACCGGCAGGCGTAGCAGCGATGGTGGCAGCGCCAGCTAAGGCAATGACTGCCAGCCACCCGACAAAGTGGGCGGTTTTCATGTGAGAGCTTTCGGAGGTTGAGGTTAGAACGAGAGTCTGGACGGCTTGACAGTTGTAGGGCCATAGCCTACACATACCAATGGGGCATGAAGCCCGCCTCAAAGGAGATGCACTATGCCGAAGAAAGCCAACGTTTCCGTGGAACATGTCCAAGCCGCCGCGACCAGAGCGGATGATCTAACTTATGATCTTAGAGACCTTGCCGATGAGATACGCGCCGGCAGATGCGATGAGATGGACAAGGCGGTTGACTTGGCACGCAAGTTCGCCGTGCTAGCTCGCGTGGCCGCTGATGTGGCAGCGGTAATCCTCACGCGCAAAGCGATGGCGGATGAACGCGACGAACTGGAGTCCTCGATACGCGCTCAGATCGCTGCCGAACATGGCTGACCTCGATCCAAAAGCCGCGCGCGTGAAACTCGGCCTCACCCAAACGCAAATGGGTCAGCTCCTCGGATATTCCGGGGAGCACGTTCGTCAGATGGTCTACGAAATCGAGACTGGCGACAAGCCGCTCATGCCATGCCAGCGGCGACTCTTGCAGGCATACCTAGACGGATACCGGCCAAAGGATTGGCCTAAGCAAAACGCTCTCTAAGTTCTAACTCCGACCACGTTCTGACGCTCTCGATCTGACCATCGCGGAGCGTCAGTTCATGCAGCCCATACGTCCATCCGGTGAGCGCCAAACCGGCGTAGTC